ATTACGGAAGTGTTAATGTACTCGACTTTAGTGCTGGTTGGGGTGATAGGTTGGCTGGGTTTTATTGTGGAGAAACTACAAAATCATTCGTTGGGATTGACCCCAACTCTACCAATCATCCAAACTATAAAAGACAAGTTGAGTTTTATAAAAAACATCAAACATTCTTCGAGGAACAAAAACAAGTAGAGTTAATCTGTAGTCCAGCAGAAGATGTGGATTACTCAAAATATGAAAATTATTTTGATATGATATTCACTTCACCACCTTATTTTGATGTCGAAAAGTATAGTGATGAGGATACGCAGAGTTACAAGAGATACACCACAATCGATAGCTGGAATGAGAACTTCTTACACAAGACCATTGGTAAATTGATACCGACATTGAAGAAAGATGGAACACTTGCTATAAATATTGCAGATGTCTACCACGAGTCCGTGAAAGGTTATGTTGACATTACAAATTCCATGAATGACTTTATAAAATCACAAGGACTAAAATATGAAGGGTGTATCGGAATGGAAATGACTAAAAGGTTTAATTCTGCTGGTGCTGGTAAGGCAGTAAGTGATTACTACGCTGATAATTTAAAAGAAAAGGCAAAGATTACAGAGAATATGGCATTTGGTGAACCGATTTGGATTTGGAAAAAAAAGTGATTAACAAGTTGGATGATAATATTTATTAAAAAAGAGGTTATATGACAGAACACACATTATGGGTTGAAAAACATCGACCAAAAACACTCGATACATATATTGGAAATGAACAACTGAAAAGTAAAGTTCAAGTTTATTTGGATAGTGGAGATTTACCACATCTTTTGTTATTTGGTAAGGCTGGAACTGGTAAGACCACACTAGCTAAATTACTCGTCAATAACATAGATTGTGATTATCTATACATCAACGCTTCGGATGAGAACAATGTGGAGACTGTGAGAAGTAAGGTCAAGAACTTTGCCTCAACTATGGGTTTCAAGGATTACAAGGTTATCATCTTGGATGAGTGTGATTACATTACACCAAACGCCCAAGCCGCCCTTCGTAATCTGATGGAAACATTTAGTAAACATTGTAGGTTCATCTTGACTTGTAATTTTGTCGAGAGAATCATTGACCCAATACAATCTCGTTGTCAATCTTTTCAAGTGATACCACCAAATAAGAATGATGTAGCAAAACATCTACATAATATATTGACTCAAGAGAATGTTAGTTACAATAGAGAGGATTTAGGTATATTAGTTAATAGTGGTTATCCTGATATCAGAAGAGTTATCAACGGAGCTCAAAGACAATCACTTGGTGGTAAATTAACAATTGATAAACAGAGTATCGTTGAGAATGACTACAAGATGAAGTTGTTGGAGATACTCAAGACACAAGATAGAAAAAACGCCTTCAAGAACATTCGTCAGTTGATGGCAGACGCAAAGGTTACAGACTTCGCAGACTTATTTAGACTTTTATATGACGAAGTTGATAGTTATGGTAAAGGTCATGTAGCTGATTGTATCTTGATTATTGCTAAATATGAATTAAGTGATTCACAAGTGGTGGATAAAGAAATCAACGCTATGGCTATGTTGATAGAAATTTTAAGTGTTATTAAATAAGGAGTTATAATGTACTTTGAAGCAACTGTTGTATTCATAGAAGAAATACAAATGAAAAATGGTGTCAAAGAAAAGAAAGTCAGAAGAAGTTATTTAGTGGAATGTGATTCGGTTAGTGTTGCAGAAGCAAAAGTAAATGAATGGTTAAAAGATTCGGCGTTCGTCTTTGAAACAATCTTAGTTAAACAATCAAAAATAGTGGATGTGATAGAATAATGGAAAGACATTGGGGTGAGAAATCACCGAAAAAAACAAGTGTAAACTCGTCTAGCAAATCAGAAAAACATATTTCGGTTCACGAGAATAAAATTTATTATTATTCAAGTGTCAATCGAGATAGTGCTGTAGAACTTAATAAGAAAATAGGTGAGATTGAATCAAAGAGTTTAACATTATGTAATACTTTAGATTTAGACCAACCACCTACTTGTAGAATATACATAAATTCAGGTGGTGGTTCAGTTGTAAGTGGTATTTCATCTATGGATACAATATTAAGAACAAAAGTTCCAATCCATACATATGTAGATGGATTTGCCGCTAGTGCAGCAACATTCCTATCTGTGGTTGGTAATTATAGATTTATGAGTAGAAACTCATATATGTTGATTCATCAATTATCAAGTTCATTTTGGGGTACATATTCCAATTTTGAAGACGAGAAGCAAAATCTTGATTTGATGATGAAAACTATCAAAAATGTGTACAAAAAATACACAAAAGTTCCAATGAAAAAACTTGATGAGATATTAAAACACGATTTACTGTGGGATGCAGAAACTTGTTTAAAATTTGGATTGATTGATGAAATTATTTAAGGAGTAAAAATGGCTAAAAGAAAATTTAGACCACAAGGTGGTCAACCCAAACCTGAACCTCAAGGTGTCAAACTTGATTTATCACAGGCGGATACAATGAAGTGTGAAGATTGTGGAAACTATGTTTGGATAAAGGCAACTATAATTAAACGAATATCGGCACTTATGAGTCCAACTGGTCAAGAGGCACTTGCACCAATAGATATCTATAGTTGTGGAAATTGTGGTAAAGTACCATCGAGTATGTTGAAAGATGTTGGATTAGAGGTACAACCTAATTTGATGGGGTGATGAATAATACTATTGAGTGTTTAACACCAGATGTAAAATGGTTTACAAGAACCTTACCACCATGTGTTATTAAATACAAAATTAAAGATGAACAATTATTATCGTCTTTAATAGATGCTGTAGATTCAGATGGTGATAGAATGAGACATCAGACAAATTTAGCATGTGCTATGACAAGTTATAGGTCACAAGAATACTCAACTCATAAATCATCTTTTGAAAATACAATAAACCTATTTTCGGAAATATTCAAACAAAATAACTTAAAGATAGAGGTAGTAGATATTTGGGTAGCAAAATATGTTAGTCAAGACTATGCTAAAAAACATAATCATGGTGATGCTTTATGGTCTTTTTGTATTTATTTAAACGAAGGTAAAGATTTTCCACCAATAGAGTTAGAAGGTTATGGTAAGGTCAAGGCCGAAAAGGGACTTGTAATATTTTTTCCCTCTTGGGTTTTCCATTCTGTAGAATCTAAAGAATTTGAAGGTGCACGATATGTATGTGCAGGTAATATTTATACTAAAGGTCAAAGATGAATCAAGTTATACCTAATATAATAGGCCCATTAATTTATTTAAACGCCGATAATTTTCTTTTAGAAGACATTTTGTCAAACGAAAATTATTTTGAAAATGATGGATTCCATGAAATAATCGAACATCATTTGAGTAATTTTGCTCAACACATAATAAAATCAGGTTTCAGTTGGAATTATAAAGAGCATCCTAATTTATCTAAGGATAGAGTATTACAAAAATATAATTTTTATTATAATTTTAGTGATAAAAAATATAATACAAAAATTTTTTACTATCGTTCATTTTTACAGGATGGTATTGATACATCACGAGGAATGGAGTTCATGTACAAACCAAAAGGTTTTTTTCAACGAGAGGTTACGATTTTACCCAAATTAAATGACAAATCATTATTTATTTTTGATGATTCTTTTGAGGCCAGTATCAATCCAACATATCAATGGAGTTTAGATGTGACATTAGAAAAAAAATCAGGTTATAAAAAAATATATCAAGGAGAACAATATGATAAGAACACAATTAGGACTTAGAAACTTATCAGACCCAAATACACATAAAGAACACTTCCCTTTCGCAGTAGAGGCTGCTTTTAGTGGATTTGAACTAAAAAGACTTAGAGAAGTTCTAAAATTCGACCCAAATAACAGAGAAGAACCTGCCATGACAACTGGCGATGCAACATTTGGATTTGTAGGTGAGGAATCTGAACGGAAGGCCCATCAGATTACTATTCCATTTGTCGATGAGTTAAATTGGTTTTATGAAAAATTAGAGGAATTAGTATTTCAGGTTAACCAATCGGTTTACAAATACGAACTTTCGACAATGATGGAACCATCTATATATTTGAGGTATGATGGTAAAGAGGGTGGTAAATATGACCCACACATGGATATGGGAACAAATTATCCAACTTCTCTGAGAAAATTATCATCAACTATTTTTATCAACGATGATTATGAAGGTGGTGAACTAATTTTTGATGGTTTGGGAAAGGGAGCTGATGGGGAAGACATTGTCTACTATCCGAAAACACCTGGCACAATAGTTTTCTTTCCATCATTTTTGATACATGGTGTAAAACCCGTAACTAAAGGACAGAGGTATTCAATTGTAACTTGGTTTCATGGCCCCCCTTTTGTTTAATAAATTTATCGTAATCTTATATTTATAGACATGAAAAACATATTTGATAAATTAGTTTATAAACACATCATTGGTAATTTTGTAAATCATTTCAATATGGAGTTTTTTGAGGGTATTGTTCAATTAAAGAGAAACGAAGCCCTATTGTTTTGTCATGATATTATACCTCAGAACACCACTCCATATATTACTGAAATCAATACTAATACAGCTGTTGATGATGACCTTGTAGAATGGTTTGATTACGAACC